GCAGGCATAATGGCTAAAAATGGAATGAAGTTAAATACCAGCGATCTTAAAAGATTAGAAAAAGATATAGAAGATGCAATAAGTACTTCTATGTCTAATACTTACAAGTATTACAAAAAAGAAACGCCAATTAGAGGAGGTAATGCTCGTAATAAAACAAAATATAAAGAATCTAGAGATACATTCAAAATAAGTTCTGATTATGATTATGCAGGCAGGTTGGACGAAGGTTGGAGTAAGCAGGCACCAAAAGGATTTACAGATCCATCATTAGATTACTTAGAAAAACAAATTACAACAAGGTTTAAAAACATTTAGGAGTAACAAATGGCTAATATAAGAGCCTCATTACAATTAGATACAAGAAAGGCAGAAAAGAGCGTAGATAGATTAGGTACAGCCCTTAAGGCTTTAGCCAGTGCCGCCGCTGTAAAAGCCACACTTGATTTAGCAAACATATTTCAAACACTTAACAATAGATTACTAGCGGTAACGGGAAGTAGTGATGCTTATAATCAAGCACAAAAAGATGTACAAAATATAGCGGCAAGTACAAGAAGTTCATTAGCCGCAACAGGTGACCTATATGCGTCTCTGACCATCGCTTCTGAAGACTTAGGACTTAAACAAAGTCAAGTAGCAACTATTACAGAAACATTTTCTAAAACCTTAAAGATATCTGGTGCTGAAACAGGTGCGGCCGCAGGTGCTATGGTACAGTTCGGACAAGCATTAGCATCAGGGGTGTTACGTGGTGATGAATTTAACAGTATTAATGAAACAAACAGTAAGTTCATGGGTGAATTTGCTAAGATACTGGGCGTAACACGTGGTGAATTGCGTAAATTAGCAGAAGAAGGTGTCTTAACAGCAGATTTAATGGCAGGTGCCACACAGATAATGGCCGCTCAGGTAGAAGCAGACTTTGGTAAAACAAACGCCACAATAGGTGAAGCATTTGGACAAATACAAAATGCCATAACTGGACTTTTAGGTAAAGTCAATGAAGAAACGGGTGCATTTGATGGATTAAGTGTCGCCTTAATTGCAGTTGCTGATGCCATAAACAATATATCTACATCAGACTTATTTAAAGGATTAGAAAATTTAGCATATATTGGTGGAATTTTATTGTCTATATTTGGTGTTGGTAAAATGCTTAAAGTATTAGGTAATGTACAAAAACAATTTATAAATTTAGGAATAAACACTACTAAATCAGGAGAACAATTAACAGCATTTAGCATGATTGTGCGAAATGCCAAAAGTGCTCTTACAGGTTTATTAGGTGTTGTAACTTTAGGTTTTGCAGGAAACAATGCAGGTGGATTTTTCGGAGCCATAGGCAAGGTTGTAGCAAACGTAGGAAGAATTTTCGTAAGATTTCTTGGACCTTTAGGTGCTGTAGTTGGCGGATTAGAATTATTGAGCTTTGCAAGTAGAAAATTAGGCGGGCCAGACTTTATGGCTAAACCTAGAGAAGCAATTAAAGGATTTACTAAAGATTTATTAGGATTTAATGAAGAAGCAAAAGAAACAAAAGAAGTACTTGAGTCTATAGACCCTATGAACCTAGTTCCTGGTAGCCAAGCACATTCAGATTATTATAATCAATTCGGTACTGGAGAAGGTCCTCCAGTAGATACATCAGAAGAAGATACAGCGGCATTAAGAGAAAAATTAAAATTAAAACGTGAGCAAGAAGCAATAGCACGTGAAGAGGCTCGTAAAGCCAAAGAGTTAAGCAGAATTATCGCTAGAGATTTAGAAAAAGCAAAAGAAATAATTATAGATAATACTAAAGATTTAGAAATAACGAAAGAAAAATTACTACTAGAAGGTGAATTACTAGGCTTAACCAAAGAAGAAAAAGAAATAAAGAATGCTGTATTTGATTTAGAATCAGATCGTAAAGATGCTTTAGCAGATATACAAGCATTACAATTAGATAAAGATCCTGCTAAGAATTTACAATTACAGTTAGAAAAGATTGCAGAAATAAATGGCTTATATGATGAGCAAATTGAAAAGATAAAAGAAATTATCACAGCAAACCAAGAAACAGCAGATGATTTTGTTACAAGAGTAAAAGAAGGATTAGAAAATGCAGGTATTGGTGACTTTATGACAACATTATCAGATGGATTTGTCAAAGCAGTTACTATGTTTGAAGACAGTCTAGCAGATGCTATTGTACAAGGTAAAGCAGACTTTTCAGCCCTAGGTGACTTTATAAAACAAGTACTTGCAAAAGCATTAGTACAAAAGTTCATAACAGGACCTATTATGGGACTGTTTGGACTTGCAAAAGGTGGACCAGCAAAATCAGGACAACCATACATAATCGGGGAGGAAGGCCCGGAAATCTTCGTACCTAAACAGAGTGGAGTAGTACTACCAAATAGTGCATTACGCGGTCATAATGCAGGAGGCCCAGGCGTAAATATGGGCGGAGGTGCTACTGTAAATTACAATATACAAGCCGTAGATGCTCCTTCATTCCAAGCCCTAGTTGCCAGAGACCCAGAATTTATTTACAATGTGAGCAGAGCAGGTGCTCGTAGGACACCAGCATAGGAGAAACAATGAGCCTACAAACAATTATAGATAACGCAACATACGTAGAAGTAGATAGAAGAGAACAATTTGCGGCTACAATGAGTAGAAGTGGCCATTATAAAACAGCAGACAGAAATGTAAATGTTTATTCATTTACAGTAGGTATGCATGAGGGTTTAACTTACAGCACTAACAGAGGTGTTTTAGAGGACATTTACAGTACAGGTAGCACAACAGAGGCAAACATAAGTCTCAACAATAATTCAGGCATGAACTACTTGACAGATTATCAAGGTTCATTAAATTCTAGCCAACAGGCTGAAATTACATTAAACAGCACATTTGGTAGTGAAATATATGTAAATACACAACCTGTTTCTGGTAATGTATCAGGATATACACACTTAGTTAAAAAAGGTGATTACATTCAGCCTAAAGGTAACACAGATACTTACAGATATCCTTATCAAGTAACAAGTGATGTTGCTTGGAGTAGTGCCGCTAACATAACAATTCCTGTACATAGACCAGTATTATCACAAGATGGTGTAGCACTTACAAGTGGAGGTATAAAATTAGGTAATGATGTCAGATGGCAAGTTAAAATTACCAATTTACCTAAATATACAGTTGTACCTCATGACAGAATACAATTTAGTGCAGATTTTGAATTAGTTGAGGTACTTACATAATGGCAACCACTATTGCGCCAGTACAACAAGACCATATCAGCAGTTGCATACTGATAGATCTCACGTTAGACGCTACGACATATTACATCAGTAGTGCTTACAAGCCTGTTACATATAACAGTAATACCTATACTGAATTAGGTTCTTTTTTGCAAATATCAGACTTTCAAGAAGATATCAGAACAACTAATGGTGATATCAGTGTAACACTAAGTGGCATACCCAGTGAGCAAAATTACCTAAGTCTTATACTTACAACACCAATAAAAGGTGGTAACATTACAGTATATAGAGGCTTTTATGATACTACTACACATGAATTAGATACAGCAGAAGTATATCCTAGATTTAGTGGCGTAATTACTAATTTTGCAATTCAGGAAGATTTTACACCAGGCCAAGAACTAACAAATAGTGTAACAGTAACATGTGCTAGTCTAAACACAATATTGGAAAACAAAGTAAATGGACAACGTACAAATCCAGAAGATCGTAAGCGATTGTTCCCTAATGACGCAGTATTTAACAGAGTACCAGAATTATATAATATATCGTTTGACTTCGGTAAAGAATACCAGGGCTACGGCTACGGAGGTGGCGGTGGTGGCGGTGGTGGCGGTGGCGGAGGCGACCGTGGTGGTGGCGGAGGCCGTCGTGCAGTATTGAGAAGATAATGAAAGTAAGAAATGCCACAATACAGGATTATGACGATATAAAACGTTTAATGATAGATTTTGCTAACTTTAATCCTGTGGAAGATTTACACGCACCAAAGTACGATTTTGTGCATGTAAATAGTGTTATAGATCACATACTTAAAACAGGTATTGCTCTTGTTTGTGAGCATGATAGAAGAGTAGTAGGTATGTTATTAGCCACAATACAGGGCGATTTATGGTTACCACATGTAAAACGTATGACAGAAGTAGCATGGTGGGTAGAAGAACAACACAGAGGTAGTACAGCAGGTGCTAGATTATTAAACAGATACGTATCTATAGGGCTAGAAGCAAAGGACAGAGGGCATATAAGTTCCTTTACACTTACTACACTAGCAAGTACTCCTGACCTTAATTTAAATGAAAGAGGTTGGGAAGCAATAGATTATAATTGGTTATATAGAGGATAAACAATGGCAGTATTTACAGCAATAGCAACAGCAATCGTAGGAGCAGTAGGTTTAACAGGTGTTTTAGCCACTATTGCAACATCAGTTATTGCAGGTGGTCTTGCATATGGTACCGCAAGAGCATTAGGTGTGTTTAAACCACCTAGCATGGATACTGGCCCAGATCCTGGTAGCAGAATACAGTTACCACCAGCAACAGATAACAAATTACCAGTAATTTATGGTAATGTATTTACATCAGGGCCTATATTTGATGCCGCAATTAGCAATCAAAATAAAACAATGACATATTGTATTGCACTCAGTGAAGAAACACAAACAGGTTCATTTACTTGTGAAGAAGTGTTTATGAATGATGTTAAATTAGTATTTACAGGTAATACTGTAACAAGTCACGTTGATCCTAACCAAAGTACAGATACCACATATAATGGTAACGTTAGATTAAATGTGTATCAGGGTGGTAGCACAGGTTCAGATGTTGTGTTTCCTACATCAGGAACAGGTAGTAGCACAGCCGCAACAGCCATTGTACCGCATTGGGGAGTAAATCATACAGCAAATAACATGGTGTATGCAGTATTGCAAATAGATTATGATGCAGAAAATGGACTAACTGGATTACCTCAAATGACATTCAAGATGAAGAATACACTGAATAATCCTGGAGATGTATTATATGATTACCTAACAAGTACCAGATATGGTGCTGGACTTAGTAATGCACAACTGGATGTCAATAGCATAACAGGTAGTGCAAATACACAAATGAAAGGTTATAGTGCAGAAAGTGTAAGTTACAGAGATCAAAGTAACGTAAGTCAAACACATAGCAGATACAGTATAAATGGTGTTTTAAGCACATTTGATACCTGTAGCACAAACATAGATAAAATATGTCAAGCAAGTGCAACATTCTTTACATATGATGTAAAAGATGGTGTATTTGCCGCAATACCAAACAGAGCACTTAGCTCAGCAGAAAAAGCCAACTGTTTGGTTTATAATGACGACAACATAGTTAGTAAAATAGACATCAGTAGTACAGAGTTGTATGCTTTATACAATGCTGTAGAAGTAGAATTTGCAGATAGTACCAGAAAAGACCAACAAAATACTGTAAAAGTAGAAACACCTGCAGGAGATCGTAACGCAAATGAGCCTGATAATGTGTTAAATTACAGATTAGACATGGTAAATGACAACATGAGAGCAGAAACACTTGCTAACATTGACTTAAACCAGAGCAGAGTAGGTACTGTTATACAATTTAGTGCTGATTTTAGTGGCATGCAAACAGATGTAGGAGATGTAATAAAAGTCACTAACAGTCTGTATGGTTGGACTGACAAATTGTTTAGAGTTATGCGTTGTACAGAAGTATCTACACCAGAAGGCATGATCACAGTACAATTTAGTGCAATCGAATATAGCGATGATTACTATGTACAAGCAGATATACAGCAAACACCAGCAGATTTACCTATTGACATACCCAGATTGCCAATTATAGGGCCAATATACTTACCAAATATATATCAAGGCACATATGGTAATGTAAGTGCATTATCTGGTGCAAATTTTGGTAATGTTATAGTGAATACAGCAATGAAAACGTTTGGAGCAGGTACTCAGTTAGAGGATGCTGGTTTGGGTACTGGTAATGCAAATATAGCCAGTGGTACAACATATTTAGAACTTATAACACCACAATTATATGATTTAACAGATAGTGATCAGGGAGATTTTACATTTACAGCAGAAGGTAAATTAGGCGGGTCTATAACTGGCAGTTATGATGTAGCATTTAGAAATAATGTAACTCTTACTTTTGCAAATGCTACCAGTGTAGCAAATGTAAATTACGGAGGCGGTGGTGTTGTACTACAGGGAGTTACAGACTTTAGTCCTCAGTTATCCGATAATAAAAAAGTCAGCACAGATCCTGCAGAGCATTTTGGAGCAAATACTGATATGAAAATAGCAAATGCCACAGTAAGATTACAGGGATATAGCACAATCGATGCTGAAGACAATGTTATTAGACAATTTGGTAACATGGGTTATGCAATGACCAGAATTACAAAAGGTGAGAAATAATGTACAGAATATTATATCATACCAGTGATGGCAGAATAGAAACATGTCGTAAAATGAGTGATGCCTTACTTGCTCAACAACTTGCAATGACACCAGAATTAGCAAGTATAGATGGTTATGTGCCTGACATAAGAACTAAAAAAGTAAATTTAGAAACACTAGCACTGGAAGATATAGTGGATACATTTGGTGTTTTACCTTTTGATGCATATTTAAGATTGCACAGAAACAAAAGGCTGACTATGTCAGATTGGACTGTGGGTGCAGATAGTCCTTTATCTGAAAGTAAAAAAGCAGAGTGGCAAACATATAGACAGGCACTCAGAGATTTGCCCAGTACAAATACAGCAACCGAAATAGATAATATTGTGTGGCCAACTAAACCGGAGTAGAGTATGAGATATAATAGATTTGGTTTTCAAAGTAATAAATTTAATGTAGGTGATTTAACACCTTTTAATCCAAGTAATATATCTATAACAGAAACCACAAATAGTACAGCAGTTACTTACTCAATAACCAGTGATATCACACATTTAAGTAATTTAGCATACACAATGTCTGGAGATGCTGTTGCAACAGATTTTAGTGATAGTGCAATAAGTGGAAATATTGCATTATCAAGCGGAAATGGTACGTTAGTAAAAGAAATTGTTTTAGGTAACGGTACAGATCCTAATTTTACAGTACAACTTAGAGCAAGTGCAAGTGATGTTGTTTTTTATACCGGAAACACTTTTCAAGTAACAACATTAGGAGAGCCTAATGTATCGATGTACATCAGCGGTAACATATTTGCAAACAACTGGGCAGTTGGAACTGGTGTATATAATAATACAAATGTATCTATACATAAAATAATTCGTGGCTACAACCCTAGTGGTTTTTTAAGATTTGACAGCGTCGGTACAACTGGTGGTAACATGGAGGTTTTACTTGTAGCCGGGGGAGGTGGTGCTGGTGCTAGATACAATAATCCATATACAGAAAATTTTAGATCCGCAGGAGGCGGTGGTGGTGGAGAGCACACTTTATTGACTATACCTTTAAGTACAATAGTTGTAGGACAAGATTATCCATATACTATAGGAGAAAGAGGTGCCCACCCTGTTACAAGTCCTATACCATCTTTTGAAACCACTAAAGGAGGCACTGGTGGTAATACCTCAATATTTGGAGTAACAGTGGTTGGTGGTACAGGAGGAGAGGGTAATGCTCAACCTGCAACAAGCAACGCGGCAGGTATAGGTGGTAGTTCTAGTTATACTGCAGGTGGTAATGGTGGTAATGGTAGTAGATTGTTTGATGCAAACAGCGATGGTCAAGATGGACAAGTAGGAACTGTGTTAGATCAGTGGCAACAATCTGTGGGATCAAATTCTACAGTAGCAAATGTAACAATAGGTAGTGGTGGAGGAAGTGCTAATTCGGAAGTAGGAGCGGCACCAAGTAATCAAACGCCTGCTTATGGTATTTTAGGTTCTGGAGGTAGTGCTATAGGTGGTGCTGGAGATGTAGGAAACACGTTCTTTAGAACAGATGGAACATTTCCAGAAAGTCCAGGATTTGTTAGAGGTTCTGGTGATCAAGGCACCATACAATTACGTTGGCCTACTCAAGCGGCTAGCAGAACCATTGCGATCGCGTAAATCTACTAAAAAGGATAAATAGTAATACAATTTAGGTTATATGCAAACATGCATATAGCAAGTTCCAACAGGAGGCGAGCATCATGAGTGGAAGACTACTCTCATTTAAACAATATGTAGGCGGAGCAGACAATGTACAGGTCATAGAATTATTTCCGTCTAGTCAGCAAACATTTACTTACGACTTTAATGCAAGTATATCGGGTTATACTTTTGAAGCAGATTATCAAACAATAGTTATAGATACAATGTCATATAATACTTCAGATGGGCAACCTAATTTTACAAGTAGCCAGGTACTTGGTTCTTTTGCAAACGCAGAAATAGGTGCGGCAAACATAGTTGTGACAAACGCAGGTGCAGGATTAGTTGATTTTACAATCCCCTCACAGCGATATACTGGCAATATTATTCCAGATGCTCGATCAAATATTCCAATCACAGTGGTGTCTTTTAAATGGACTAACACAAACGTAACACCAAATACTACAGACAGCCACAGATGGGCTGTTATTGAACGTTTTGAACCAGATGTAACGATTGGTAACCCAACATTGAGTGCAGGTTTTACAGAAGTACCAACATCATAGGAGAATTAAATGGCTTTAAGCAACATAACACTCTCCACTACCAAATCTAATATAAGTGTAGATGTAACAAATACCATAGTAAATGTGGGACAAACAGTCAGCAATGTAACTTTAGCACAAGCAATTTCGTCAAGATTTATAGAAGATGTTTATACAGTAGGTGCTTCTACGGGTAATGTTTCAATAGATTTGAGCAACGGAACAATACAAAATCTTACTCAAACAGGCGATATTACAGGATTTAATTTTACTAATTTAGATAGTGGCGCAAGTATCACATTAGTAATTGTTCAAGACGGCATAGGTGGTCATACATTAGATACAACAACATATACTAGTAATTGGACTAGTTGGGAATTCGTCAATAATTATACTACATTTGATACAAATCCTAGTAATTACAATATAATAAATTTATTTAATAACGGCACAAAAATATATGCATCTTTATTAACAGAAATATCACCACCTGTACAAAATGGTGATTTAGCAAATAGTAATATAACTGTAAATGGTACAGTCTTTAACCTGGGAGATACAGGTAATATTGCTAATTTTGGACCACTTACAACAAACGACTTAACAGAAGGTAACACTAATTTATATTATACTGATACTAGAAGCAGAGAGGCAGTAAGTGTAAGTTCTAGTGCGGGTCTTTTAAGAAGCAATGGTACATTGACATATGATAACAGTACAGGTGTTTTTTCATTTACATCAGCAGGAGTGCCACAAACAACTAGTGATTTACCTGAAGGATCTAATCAATATTATACTAGTACAAAAGTTGATAATGCCATAGGCAACTATACAGGTGGTTTAACAAATTTAACAGGCAATATAATTACAACAGGCAATATAATTACAACAGGCAATATAGTTACAACGGCTAATGTTACCTGTAATAATATTATTACAACAGATCAGGTAGCAGGTACAGGAACATTTGATACATTAGTTATTCCTCGCGGTGGATTAAGTAATAACATTATAGTAGGTGGCGACGGTGGTAACGAGCCTGGATTTATGAGTAATGTTAATATACAAAATTTAACACAAATGCGATTTAATTCTCCAGGTAACGATACCCTAATGATCCAGGCTAAACAAAATCAAGCTACATTTGGTAAAGCAATAGGTGAATCTTTAACAATACAGGGGGGAACTTTAAACACATGGAGTACAGGACATAGAGGTCTGGCTGACCCTGGTTGTTCCAATATCTACTTAGTTATGAATCCTGTTGTATCAGGAGATAGAAATGGACAATCACCACAGGCAAATAATGTTGGAGGTATTTTACATACAGGATTCATTTATAATACCGGTAACGTTGCACGATACCCAAATATAACTAACGATGCTAGTCGAGAGAATGCATACACAGGTACTGATATATTAGATATAAGAAGCGTGGGAAATATTACATTTAGATCTGGTGCTATACACGACGACACAGTATTAAGTAATATTACAATGAATAATTCAGGCATTCACCTAGGTTATCAGCAGTATTATTTTGGTGATGGATCACAATTAACTAATTTACCTGTAGTATCAAATACTCAAGTACAGACATTTATACAAGAAAATGGCTTGGCAATGACTAACACTATAACTAGTGATAGCAATATATCTACTACAGGCGTAGTAACATTTGGTAATAGTGCAACTCAAACACATAACTTTACAGGTAATTTAGATGTTACAGGTAATATTACAGCAACTGGTAATTTAAATTATCAGAATGTTACAGATTTATATGTAACTGATCAAAAGATCACACTAAATGCCAATGCGGCAACTGATGCCACAGTGGAAATCATAGCAAACAGACCAGTAGCAGGTGCAAATACTGTGTTACGTTGGAACGAAACAGATGATAAATGGCAATTCAGCAATGATGGTAGCACATACCAAAATTTAATTGGTTTAACAGATTTCAGTGTAACAACAAACACCCCTAGTGGTAATGGTTCATTATCATATAGTAATACAACAGGTGTATTTACATTTACACCTGCAGATGTTCCTGATACAACAGACGAACTTACAGAAGGTTCAACAAATTTATATTTTACAGATGCTAGAGCTAATACAGTAATAGGCACAAATACAACAGATAATCTAACTGAAGGTGCAACTAATTTATACTATACAGATGCCAGAAGCAGAGCCGCTGTAAGTGTAACTCAAGCAAGTGCCAGTGGTAACGGAACATTAAGTTATGACAATGGAACTGGTGTTTTTACATATACACCGCCAGATTTAACCGGAGCAGGATTAACAAACGCCCAAGCACAAGCCTACATTCAAAGCAATGGCTTGACAATGACTGCTGATATAACCAGCAGTAATCTTATTGGCACAACAGGTAATTTAGACTTAAACAGTTCCACAGCAGTAGATAACCTGTATGGACTAAAATGGGATAGTGCTGTAAATAAATTTATCAGTTCGCCAAATGCAGGAACCACAGCACCAGATTATCTATTCACAATAGAAAAGGAAAGCACAGATTTAGAAGCAATCCGTAGCAGAATTGCCAGAGCCGGTGCATTTGGTTGGAAAGAAAATTATGAAAAAGCCAGTGGCACACTAAGTTCGCCCACAGCATTTGGCGATTATGATGAAACCTGGCAACAGGAACATCATGGTCATGACGGCACTAATGGTTATGGTGGTCCAGACGGCAATGCTAGTATGGGCTTTCATGTGTTCCAGGATGCCCAAACAGCCAGTGTAAGTGCAAATATTGTGCCTATGGCATATGAAATATATGGTGGATTAAATGGTGCTATAGAAGGCACATTTAACAGTTCCTTTATGAGTATCCACAGTGATGGTAAAATTGTATTTAATGATACTGGTGGCGTTAGAGGTTTTAACAGTAAAACAGGAACAGCAAACATCAGCAGAGATGGTAGCATAGTAAGTGCCGCTGATATCACAAGTAGAGCCAACATTGTAGCAGAAGCAAACATAAACGCCGCTGGAGGCACACTAACTGGAGTTCTTACAAGTAATAGTGACATAGGCACTAGTGGTAACATATCAATAGGAGGTTATATTGCTAGTGGTACTTATATATTAGGTAATGGATCTCAACTTACAGGTTTAGCAACTAGTCAGATTACAGACTTTAGTAGTGAGGCTAACACAGCCATTGCGACAAATCTAGCCGCACTCACAAGTAATATAGATACTACAGCAAGTATCAACTTTACAGCAGATACTGGTGACGAATCAATTATAAAGGTAGTAGCAGATACTCCTAGTGCAGGAACTAATATACTAGATGTAACCAGTGCCAGAAGTGCTGATGCTGGTTCCTATATGATATGGAAAAAAGCAACTGGCAGTATTGCATCACCAGGTGCTATAGGAACCAGAGATTTCGTAGTAAAAGAAGAATACTATGGACATGATGGCACAGATTATTTAGAAACATTTGGTATGTTCGTTTATCAGGACAATTCCAGTATAACTGGTGGAAGTGTAAGTGCTAATGTCGTGCCATTAGCCATGGAGTTCTACTGTGAGCAAGGTGGTGATGTAAATCATGGATTTAATCAGAGTATCATGAGAATGACACCTGCCAGATCTATTGAATTTAATGATACTGGAACCAGAACATTTGGACAAGGTTATGGTAATGCTAACATCACTATGGATGGTACAATAAATAGTGAATCTGATATAAAAGCCGGTAATGCTGTATTTACAGATAATATATTCTCATATACACCAGGCGGAACATTCACAATGAACGCTGTAAGGGTGACTGACTTTAAAGCAAATGATCCATTAAATATTGATAGCACAGCAAATAGTAATCTAAGTGGAGGTGTATATGCCGCGCCATTTACAGGTGCTATTGTTTATGTAACAGGTGATAGGCATGGAGCCAGAGGTGCCCCAGCATATTTTGATGGCACAAGTTGGAGATATTTCTCAGACGATGCCAATGTAACAATTTAATAGGAGAAAAAAATGTCAGGACATATGAAGAAAAAGAAGAAAAAAGGTGGAAACAGAGGCAGTAAAAAGAAATAGTTGGAACAACTATTTCCAAGGCATCCGTAAAGAATGCCCTTGGTCTATGCAAGCCTTTAAAAAAGATAAAATTCTGTTTGTGGAAACAACTCCAGTATGTTTAGACACATACGCAAAATTGTTTCCATATACAGATTATGAAGCGGCTGTGTATATATGGCCCACAGCCAGTGTAGAATGGCTTAAAACCATGTCAGAGGGTTTAAATGAACAATATGACACAGAATGGTTATGGAGCCATCCTGATTTAGGCGAAAAAAATACACACATGCCAGTACTAATACAACAAGACGCTACAAAATTAGCAGAACTCAGGGAGAAGATAGGATATGTGGAACAAGATTAAACAATGTTATGCAAAATGCAAACAAAAATGTAAAGATTTATTAGGATTTTAACATGGCCAGAGTAACAACAGCAGAGTTACATTGCGAACTTGAGCAGGTCAAAAAAGACATAGATATCATAAAAAACAATCATTTAGCACACATAGAAAAGACTGTGTCATTACTGCAGGATGATGTAAAAGATAATAGAAGATACTTCGACGACCGCCTAAACAAGTTAGACAACAAGATATGGACATTGGTGTTGCTTACTCTTGGCACTTTAGCAAGTACAATAGCAGGGATAATGATGTAATGCCAGTAGCACCAGCAAATATCAGAAAAATAGCCAAAGAAGCATTAGAAATACGCAAAACCCTACCTAAAAGCCGTCAAGCAGGGACACCTGTGGGACTTGCCAGAGCAAATCAGTTAGCAAATGGCGAAAATCTATCATTACAAACACTTATCAGAATGCGTAGTTATCTTATTCGTGCCAGAGAAAATTACAGACGTGCCAAACAGGCAGGCCTAAATGCCAGTAACAGCAAAGCAATTCAAGCCTATATGCTGTGGGGCTCAACACCCGCACTTAGATGGGTTCAACAACAAATCACAAAAATTCAATAACATAAAGCAGAAACCCTGTCTCCGTTGTCTGAGTGTTCTCCGTATATTCTGTTATTTGCCTATTATATACCCTATTTTGCTTGACAATGATAAATAAATGTGTATAATAATATTATACCATTAAAAACAATAGGAGAAAAAATGGCAAATTTAAAAAAAGAAGTAGTAGTATTTGAAGGATGTCAATGGCTAGAAGCAGATAGTCTAGCAGAGGCAGAAATTGAATATACTAAAATGTTTAACAAACACATAAAAGATCATAACTTAGAAAATGAATTAAAATGGGTAGGTGTTGAAGAAGGTATGGGAGAATGTGCAGGTTGTTATAACTTGTATGTTAGACAGTACTATAAATAATTTTAAAGAGACTTAAAAATGGCAAATAACGGAGATTGGATAGTAGGACAAGGTTCCTACACAGAATTCAGATATCGTAAAGAATCAGATAAAAAATATGTAGAAAAACAGCATCCTGCTACTACATTATCAGAAAACCCAGATTCCTTTTACAGTAAATGGGGCATACATGCTACAGATTTAGCAAAACAGGAAGGTGTAAGTACTGAGGCTATTCATATGAGAGTGCAGAACTATGGCACACCTTTTCAACGCAAAGCAACACCCACACTATGTGAGCAAATACATGGCAAAACAGATTATGAGCTGGGTATTGAGTTAAATATACATCCACAAAGCATCAGACGTAAGGTCAGGCTGTATGGAGACGCATATTATGAGAATCCTCGACAGGCACATCCTTTCAGAGGCAAAGTAATTAGTTCCAAAAAGGATTGGAGGTCAAATACCAAAAAAACAAGATTTTGGTTGCATCCACGAAATCCTGATTATCCTGTAAGCAGAGGAGACAAACAATGACTAACACAATCAGTTATCTGGACATTCCTAAAAGGCATTTTAATCAAGATAATGTTCTGGAAATAGGGTTTAGACCCAAAACAGGCAATAAAGTCAAGTATGTGTATATGCACACAGAAGACAAAGAGTATATATATGGTTGGTTTCAGCGATTCTTAGCAGAAGTATGCCAACTCAGTCAGCATGATCCCAAGTTATGGGAGGAAATGAACAGGCCTCTGGACGCAGATATACTACCCAAAAGCGGTGTATTTAATCATCCGCTATTGGATAATGTAAAACGCAAAAACACCATAGTAAGTTATATATCTGGTGTTTTGAGCAACTATTACAGAAATCCTGCACAAGACTTTACACAAAAGCAACTGGATTACATTGTGGGGTGTCAGAACATAATATATGCGTTCTTTACAAACCCTAATGTAAATGTGGGATATAACAGCAATAACTTTATACACAACGAACTACCCTATAAAATATATTTTAGAGAATATTAAATCCAGTACAGATAAAAAAGCCTACTTAATGTAGGCTTTTCTATATAATTGTAAAAATTTACTTATCGAACTAATAAGAAGTTGAAGCGGACAATTGAATTTGGGAGACCAATCTCAGAATCAATGTTGTTGTGATAAAAGACGATTTAGGAAGTAATAAAACAAAAATGTAATAAAACAAATCAAAAATGACTTTAATATCCGCTTCAGTATATATTTATCATTATACAGTAATTTGGTAAAAAAGGCTGGCAATACAAAAATCACGAATATATGTTACTATAAGACAATATGACTAGGAATATGGGACAATGGACTAGGAACTAGGAACTAGTAATATATATTCGTGATCTGGCGAAACACGAATATATCATTGCATTCCTTCGTTCTTGGGGGACTTCGTCCGCTTCGCCCTGCCAGGCCATTATGTGATAGTGAATGACGCGAGCCTGATAAATAATATTGTAATTTAGAATTACAGATTGGAGACCACAATGTTAGAATTTGGAAAGTGATAAAAGAGTATAGGAGTAAAAATAAACAGGAAACAAAATGGAAAAAATAAAACAGGAGATAAAATGACAAACAAAGCAAAAGTAATCAACATAACAGAAAGCACTCTGTATAACTGGGACGATTATTATCTGAAAGGTGCTAAAATACTGAGAGATAATAAACCCTTTCATATAGATGTAACTGTATCAAGCAAAAAACGTAACAATCGCAGAGCCCTAAATTTAGATATATTTACAGAAGCAGGATCACCCCCACTAAAATACATAGCACACATGGTTCCTTACCAAAGAAAGTATGAAGTGTTTGCAGATTTATCAGATAAACAACAGAAATGGGACAAGTGGGACACTATAAAACAAAGTTACACAGATCGCAAACAGGATGACGTGCAATATGGTAAATGTCAGCACAGAACTAAACACACTAAAATATTGAGCAGAAAGATTGTGCCACATTGTGCGGCAGGCATCTATATGCAAGGTAATGACATGATAGCACATGTATTGTTGTTTGATAAAGAATATCACATAACTTGCACCCATCAAGATTTATCGGAAAAAGGCAAAATGTTTTACATGGCCAGAGGATATCATACAGAAACATTGAACCCAGACACATTAGATATAGACGTATAGGAGAACACAATGATTAGTAGATTTAAAATAGACATGTGCGTGGATTTCGACACAGGCACGGTGACAATAGAGAAAGATGGAGCAACACACAGCAAATATATGATTAACAATTTACATACAGATAGTGTGCTACTAGATGTGTTGCGAAATGAAATAGAACACATAGACAAAGCAGTATTAAAGTTATCACACCCTGACATATACCAAAAATTGTTTGTGGATATACCTGCAACACAGGAAATGGTGTTAAAGTTAGTAAGGCAGAAAAATGAACACAATTGATCTGTTAAAATGGGCAAATAGTGTGTGTCAGCATGACACCACTATTGTGCAACGTGGTAATTGGGGACCACATAGTGCTAAAGAAGTGTGTATGGACTGTAATAAACATATCCGTTGGTTAAAAACCCAGCAAAACCCATATGAAAAACGCACTGGCCGTAAATATGTTTATGGAAGTAACACAGGCACAAAGAGATGTTCTATTACACACAAATAGAACAGCAGAACACATGTTTAATTGGGTATATGACACTCTGAATAGTGAAAATATCTCATTACAGCAATATAACCTCCTAATGAAGATACATGACATGAGCCCACAAGAGCAACTGGGATATATTATACATCAAGATACTCTTTATCCTGTGCCCAGAAAAGTAAAAAAATATCAACTCACTGATAAAGGTTGGGAACAGCGAAAGTTATTTACACCAGTTCGTAACAGACCCAGTTCTTACAAAAAGGATAAATAGAACTATACGCAAACAGTAGCGAAAATACTGATAGTACAGGAGTAGCAAATATGACTGAAGAACAAACGCCAGAACAATCAAATACGCCCTATCAGGTAAAAAACGTCAAATACGGCGAGAAAACCGTGCGTGGTCGTGTTATAGGCAGAAATAAGACTGTTATACCAGAAGAAGAATTTACAAAATTAGCAGAGCTTCATTGCACATGGCAAGAGATATCAGATTGGTATAGTGTGCCAGTCAGCACCTTACGAGACAACTTCGCTGATTTATACCAAAAGGGCACTACCGCAACGAAACAGAGATTACGTCAGGCACAATTAAAGTTAGCCTTAAATGGAGACAGAAGTATGCTGATCTGGTTAGGCAAGAATATATTGGGGCAAAGTGATCAACCGATAAATACAGATAGTACTAAAGTACTACCATGGTTAGATGAATTGGACGACAGTTCCTAAGAATAAGTATTTGTTCGTTATAACATCAACAGATACAGTCATAATGTTGCCATACATGTCCAATTTATCATATGGAGTTGGGTCGGTTCCGCGACTGGCCCAACAATTTTAAAGAGGCACTGATTTGAAATTGACAAAATTACAAACCGAGATAATCAACGACGAAAATCGCTTTAAATGTATTATCAGCGGAAGACGTAGTGGCAAAACCATGTGTGCTATAGCCAGTCTGGCAAAATATAGCAGATATCCCAATAAAAAATGTATGTATGTAGCACCCAGTTATCGTATGGCCAAACAGATAGTGTTTGATGATTTGTATCAGTTATTAAAGGACAGAGGCTGGTTAAAACGTGTAAATCAGTCTGATTTAATATTTACACTGGTAAATGGCAGTCAGATATACCTGCGTAGTGCTGATAATCCTGACAGTATAAGGGGTATAGGTTTAGACTATGTGGTAATAGATGAGGCGGCAGACATATCAGAAGAAGCCTGGAGTGCTGTAATACGTCCCACACTATCTGATCGCGAGGGTGATGCCATGATAATCAGTACTCCCAAAGGCAGAGGCTGGTTATATGACATCTACAATGATGCCAAAATCAAACCAGATTGGGCAAGTTGGCAATTCACCACAGCACAAGGTGGTATTGTAAGTGCAGAAGAATTAGCCCAAGCAAAACAGGATCTGGACGAAAGAACATACAGACAGGAATATGAAGCACAATTTGTGGATTATTCAGGATTAATTTATTATGCATTTGGAGATCATAATATCACAGATATGCAACACGGATTAAATACCATACATGTGGGAATGGACTTCAACGTGGATCCAGGATGTGCTGTTATAGCCTTTCTGTATAGTGAAGGACTTCATGTGTTTGATGAGCTGGAAATATATGGCACAGACACACAGGAAATGGCCAGAGAAATACAGACCAGATATCCAGGTAGCAGAGTTATAGTGTATCCAGATGCCAGTGGTGCTCAACGCAGAACAAGTGCTGGAGGTATCACAGATCACGTTATCTTGCGTAATGCAGGCTTTAAATTACAAGTGGGTAGTATAAACCCTGCTGTAAAGGATCGTATAGCAAGTGTGAATAGTATTTGCAAACCGGAAAATAAAAGATTGACAATAAGCCCAAAATGTACTAAAATGATAGATGCCTTGAGAAAACATGTTTATAAAGAAGGCACCAGACAGCCAGAAAAAGGTCAGTATGATCATTTATGTGATGCACTTGGCTATATGACTAACAATTTATATCCTGTCAGAATAGACAGTAAGGGTAAATATAATGTACGACGCACTTTGTAGAGAGAAAACCATGGTCAGATACGTGATAACTGTTATTGAACCACACAAACAGTATAACCGGCATTTTGATGCTAAAACACTGGACGATTGCAGACAACTTGCACAGGAGTATCTGTGGAGTTGTCCAGAAGGCACAAAATACATATACATAGCAACCAGGTTAGTAAATGATTGAGCCCTTTAAAGTGTGGGATAGTCAATCCAAAACAATGACCAGATATATACCTAAATCAGTATATAAGATGGTTGTAGATTATCCAGGCACAGGCAGACAATTAGAGTTCCTGGGTATGGACAGAGGCAGTTGCATTATGCAAGCCGAAGTTATGCGAGAAGATTCAGACACAGTATTGCTCACAGTAAGTGAGGAATCTGTAACATTATTACAAAAGGAGAAAATATGAAAATACCAGAATATTTAAACAAAGAGAGTACTCATAAAACATTAGGT